TGCCTGAGCCTATGTCGTCAATGTCATCAAACTTTATTGGTTTTTGACTTCCTAATAAGTTTTCTGTCTGATGAAATATTTTACCATTTTTAAATATCATAAAATTATAAGCCGTAGACGCTGTTGTTATTTGTATTTCTAACTGATAGTCTGTACTCTGTGGAACAACACCTAAGCTTAAAGAATCACTAGCTAAACCTAATCCTGTTTGTGGTACGCTATTTCCTGTATGTACAAAACCTCCAAATTGTGCTACACTTGGCTCATCTGTTTCAGCTACACCACCTTTCTTCTTATGTAACCACATATATAAGTTGTAAAACTTACTATTGGAACTACTAAAAAAGTCTGAACTAAATTTTATACTCTTTGTTACTCTGTTAGGAAAATTATCTGCACTATAAAAATGTTCTATTGCTTTAATAATCGCATATACTCTTACAGCAGGTTTTAATTGGTCATATAATACACCTTTGTTAGCTGAACCTACCGATAAGTTAAAAGTACCTGCTACGTTTGCACTTGAATCATAAAATAAACGATCTGTATGTGTTATTAAAGGAACAATAACTGCATCGTTAATTTGTTCCCCTATAAAAACATCTTTACCATCTTGTAAATAATTTATAACGTTTGTTGCATTATAAGTAAACGTCAAAGCGTCCTTATTCAACAGAGGTAAAATAGAAAGTTTGTCATTACCTATTAAATCTTTTATGTTAACTGTATTTCCAAAAAAAGTTACTCTATAAGTTTTTCCTTTATTTGCTTGTAAAGAAGTTCCTTCTAATTTTATTTTACCTTTTTTAAAAAGCTTGTAGTTCAGATATAACTCTGCATCTTTTTTTACTCGTGCGTCAAATCCATCTACATTAGGATTATAGAAGTGTTTGAATATTTTGTTATTTGTTTTACTGCTTGGTACGTTAAATGTTCTAGAAAAGTCCGCAAATATTTTTTGTATGTCTCTTACATCTTGTATTGTCTGTGTTATGGTAACACTTTCGTCTTTAAACAATTCGACTTGCTCGCCTTCTATAAATAATTGTAAAGCTATCATCTAACATTGTTAATTTTATCAAATGCAAATTCAAAATCTATTGTGTGATTAATTAACTTATCGTTTAAACTTGTTTGGAACGTCTTACTTTTACTTTTAGGAATTATTGGTAATGTTTTACCTTCAAATCTAATCCAAGCGTTCTCAGTTAAAAATAACTCTTCTACTGCTGTGTTAAAATCTTCGTCTACAAATCCTGTGTTCATTGTTAAGCTTGTTTGTGCATTTACGTTGTATCTTTGTTTCTGATTGTCGTAAACAGGATATGTTACTGTACTAGTGTTTATAATATTCCTTTTATAATTTTCTTCTGTAACGTTAAAAGACTCAACTGTCTTCTTAAACATATATATGTCCTGGTATGCGCCGTATTTATTTATAAAGGTTAACTTGTATGAAGTGTATTTAGGTTCGCAAACATTAGTAACTGTTATTGTTTTTTTAAGTGTAGTGTCGTTTGTGTCGTAAACTTGTATTGTACTACTATTTGCAGGTATTGTTACATATTGTATTTTTTGATTACTATTCCCACTGTCTGTTATCTGTGTGGTAGTACTATCTATAATAACTTTACCTACACCTTCTGCAAATATTGGTAACTTACCTGCTGTTCCTTCTGGTAAATACATATTGTTAGAAGTGTATAAAGCATTTGTAGATAATTGTGGGTTTATTTCATCTTCAAAATATCCATAACCATCAAATGCCAAATAAGTAGTTGTAACAGGATTCGTACCTGCAAATAAAACATCATTGTCTTTATAATAAGTAATTGAAGCCGTTACCCATTTAGGTGTTGACAAATAATCATTGTTAAATGTCACATCTATATAATCTCTTACTAGTTCGCCTATTTCTAAAATAATATTAGATTGACCTGTTATTACTTCTTTTTGTAATGTGTATTTTTTATCTGAAGCGGTATAACTTCCACTTGTTCCTGTATAAACGTATAAATCAACTACTACTCTTTTTAATGCCATATTTTAAAATTGTATATCATCTCCTGCGCCTGCACAAGTTCTCTCAAATACGCCTGTAACAAAACCTGAGTTATTTATTTGTATTATTTTAAATTGTAAACCCGGTCCGCTAACAGGATTCTGTGCGACTGTACTTATTGCGTAAAATAAATCTGCACCCCTGAATGTTCCACCACCTCTACAAACAAGTGTTCCATCTAATGCATTTATAGTAGACTGAAAACCTAGTATTTGATCGTTTGCAGGTAGATTTGTGTCACATAATTCTCCTCTTGTAGCTTTACCTTCTGAAATAAAAAATTCATTCGTGCCACAAACATTTGTTTCAAATTCTTGGTTAATTGTTATGTCACAAGTTTGACTAGATGCACCTGCATTTGTAAAGCTACCTGATGGAAAAGTCATTGTTACTGTAACTGTTCTTGCTATTGTGCTTGTTCCTGTATTGTTAGCAAAATTTGTTGTGTAATCAGTAACTGTTACTAAACTTCCGTTTACAGAAACAGTACCCTCTAACGTAGAGCCACTTGGTGTAATTCTCCATCCTGAAAATTGTAAAAAAGCTGGATTAGATTCAGATGTGTTGTCAGGACAAACTATTGTAGGATTACCTGTACCTGCTTGTGATAAAGTAGCAGGACACCTTGTTCCAAATACTCCTGGATTTGAATATTCACTACCAACTGTTAATTCAAAATACAAAGTAACGTTTTGCGGATTAGCACCACTATTTGCTGCGACAGAAGTTATTGGACTTCCTCCTGTTACTGCAGCATATATATTTCCTACTACACTAGTTCCTGAATGTGGTTTTGTAATTGTTGTTCCATCTTGACTTATTTCTCCTCCTTGCAGAGCAGCTTCTGTACAATCAAAAGTACCACAACCATTTATTGTTACGTTAAAACTTTGTGTTGCAATACAAGTAAGTGAAGATATATTAGCTTGTACGTGTAATTGTTTTGTTCCACAAATGTCATTAGCATTTAAAGTTAACGTACTACTTGATAAAGTCGCATCAATAAATGCTGTGTGATTATTTACTAAAGTATACGAACTGATTGATTCTGTTCCTGCAGAAAAATAACTACTTACATTAATTGTTGCTGTTCCTGTACTTACAGTTAATGTTTGTGCAGGTATTGTTCCATTTGTGCTTGGACATTTCGAATCTGTTGCTATTGGTGGCTGTTGCGTTGCTGTTACATCACAACTTATTGTACCTGTGTTTACAAAACCACTTGGTATTTGTATTGTAAGTGTTAAAGTTCTAGATGTTGCAGAATCACTACTAGATAATGCAGCAAATTTTGCAACTGACTGATCAATTATTGTACCTCTTTGTAAACTTGGTAAAGTAATTGTACCATCACTTGCAACTGCAAAACCAAAAGGATTAGCTGCTCTAGAAGAATTAGCTTCTTCGCATATAAAAGTTTGCAAACCTTCTGACGGAGCAGTTAAGTTTAAAAAATAAGGACTTCTGCAATTTATCTTTGTACTCATTGTAATTTTAAATAGTCGTCAATATCTTGACCAAAGTAATTTATTACTTGGTCTGGTAGTTTTTTAAATTCGTTTTGAAAAGGTTTAGTAAAAAACATTGTTGCTCTTATTCCTTTTTCAAATATGCTTTTGCTTAACACATATCCAATAGATTGATAATTACCTCTTGCAAATCTTCCTTTTTCATCTCTAAGCCTGATACGTTTTGCCTTTGCCCATTCTGCTAAAGGTTTTATAGGTGGTCTTTTTAATTTATAACTGAAAGGACTTTTACTATTTTCTACATAGTTACTTTTTGTACCTTTTACTCCTTTATCTACAAAAGGTCCGTAACCCATCATTTCAAAATCTATATACAAATGCTTTCTTGTAAATCTTGGTTTAAATTTTAAAGAATCGTATAAAGCATTACCTACGTTCATTTTCTTTTTTGTAAGATTTGAACGAGCCTGTTTTATAACTCTCTTTCCAAATAATCTAACAGCTTCTTGTGTTTTCTTTAGTCGCATATGTTAACATCATTTTCTATTGTTACATCAAACGTAGATACCCAACCTGCTAACAGATTTTCAAATCTATCCTTAAAAGGCTCACAACTTGGATTACCTTCTAACTGATATTTTGTTGTGTATAAGTTTCCGTATCTTAAAGTTTGTAAAAGTTTATTCTGTACTGCTAACATTGTGTTTAGTACATCGTGTTCGTTATCGTTACCTAAAAATATGTCTGAAGTTTCGTCTTTACTTTCATCTACTGTGTCCATAGTAAATACACTACAATTAAACCTCAACAACTGCTCTTCGTGTGTTACATTGTTTACTACTAAATGTGCTAAAGGAAAAATAGTTTGTTTAGACAAATCTATTTCTGTAATGTCTCCTGTTGTAACTGTATTTATGTTTACGTCTGTTAACAGTTCATCTCTTATGTTTGTTGTTAATTGATAAAAACCTCTTACACCTTGATTTGCCATTTATTGCTTTTTAATGTTTTTTAATTCTATTTGCATCTTTTCCTTTTCAAATGATAACATCATTAAACACTTATGTAAATTTAATTTAGTGATATGTTCAAACCGTCTAATATCTCCTTGAGCGAGTTTGTATACTGATTGATACCAACCCCACTTGGATGCGAACTGAGATACTGCACTAAGTTGCTGTGCTGTTTCTCCTCCAAATAAGTCAGAATAGTTTTGGACAAGTCGATCCCTAAATGATAAAAAAAAAGCATTGAAGATAAAGCTGCATCCATTGGCATCTGTTTCATTTGCTCTTGATTCTCTGCTTTGTATTCTTCTATGTTATAATTGTTTTTAAATTTATGTACAACAGGTCTGTATAAAACTGACATAGCAATGTGAATGTTTTCCCAATCTCCTAAATATGTGTCTAAGTCTATGTACTCTCCAAAAGTCATATCTTCTAAGTTTGGTATAAATCCATATTTAACACCATTCATATTGAAGTGTTTTACAAGTGGAGGTTTTTCTTCAAACATATTTCCTAGAATCTCAGTAACACTAAAAACATCTGCAATGTTCATATTCTTTACTGTTTGATTAGAAACGTTGCAAAATATTTCTACCATCTTCGTAGCTAACAAGTTTTGATCTTCGTTTTTATCCTGTATTGCAAAATACCTTTGATACTGACCTAATGTTATTTCAGATAGTGTATCAGGTATTGTAACTTTAACCTTCATATTTATATAACGTATTTTTATATGCAATTTAAAAAAAAAGGGCAACATTTCTGTTACCCTCAAAACAATTAAAACACAATATTGACTAGCTGTTTATAGCTTCGTCAATTTCTTTAAGCATATTTGCAATATCTTGTTTTGTCAAATCATCCTGTGCATCATTATAACTGTTAAGCTCCCAAAGTAACTCCTGTCCTTTGAAATAAGCATAACTATTAACTAATCTTTCTGCATCTTGATATTGAGTTTGTACTTCTCCAAACATTTCTTCTTCTTTTTCGTTACAATATCTTATAGCATCAAAAACATCTATGTTATTATCGTTTAACCATTTTTGCGCCTGATAATAACCAACTACAAAATAGTCTTCGTTAAATAATGTATTGTGTAATTCATCTCTGCAAGTATCTTCTAAGTCTCTATCGTTTATACCATCGTAAGCGTGTTCTAATATATCTTTTTCTATAAATTGTAAATTATTGTTAAATGTGTTCATAATATTATTTTTTATTGTTTATTGTTATACTTTGTAAAATCCTTCTGCTCTTTCAAAATACAAAATTGTAGGATCGTTGGCAAACTCGTTTTCTACTTTTTTAACTTCTTTTGGGTTTACGTCTACGTGTATTTTCTCGTAAGAATCTTCTTGTCCGACATAAAGTGTGTAAATTATATTTCTCATTTTTTATTGTTTTATTATAATATAAAGATACTAACAAATTTTTAATAAACCAACACTTGTTTTATATTTTTTTATCTGATTGCATATTTTCCAAAGTTAGGTTTACTTAACATTGAGTATGTACCATAACGTATTGCGTCTATTGTGTGGTTATTTTTATCCTCTGGATCATTTAAAAGTTTACCATTTCTATCTTCTTTCCATTTGTAGTTTCTAAATTCTTGTATTGTGTTATCTGAATCTGTTGTTATGTTTATTTTATAACGTTTAAGTAAATCTATTCCTGCCTTTACACTATCTCTACCTTTTATACTTGGTTTAATATTCCAACCCATTCTTCTAAGTTCATCAATTAAACGCATCTCTGCACTATCTGCAAATATCGTCTCTCGATTGATTTGCTGCTCTCTAAGGAACTTATTTATGTCTTGTGTAGTCATCATACTCCTGTATAAAAATTCTTTAATATAGAGGTCGTAATCAAGTTTCCAAATACCTATTAAAGTTGTAGGATCATTTGTGTACCCAAAATCCATTCCAAAAGAAACAAAGTCTGCTTGTTCAGGTATTCTATTTACCTCTGTGTATAAAAATATTGTTGCTTTACTAAAACCTTTTTCTCCTAAGCCATATATCTTCCAATACTGTTCGTCTGTATATTTTAAACGTTCTATTTCTTCTACTATTTCTTTACTTAAGAATTTGTTGTCTAGGTAAGTTGTTTTATAAAAGTCTGCATCTTCTCTAGTTATTACTTTATCGTATATCCAATGGTATTCGTCTGAGGGATTATAGTCAAGTACAATACGTTCCTCTGTTCTAAATATTAATTGTTGCCAATCTTCCCAAAACAATTCGTTACACTCGTTAATAAATAGTAAATGTCTTTTTCTACCACGTACCTTTTGTGGCTGATCTAAACTTATAAACTCTACTCTGTTTCCGTATAGATTATATTCATTACTTGATTTGTTATGTAATTCAGGATAGTACATACTATACTCCCTAAGTATCTGAAAGAAGTCACGCATTACAGAAGCTCTTACAGATGGAAAAGTTTTTCTACATATAGTTACTGTCTTATTTCTGTTTTGTGTACAATAACTAAAAATTATCCATAGTAAAATATTATATGTTTTGCCACTTCTTGTTCCACCTTGTTCAATTACAATTTTCTTAGAACTATTTTGTAAGTGGTCAAATACAACATTTGTTTTTAAGTGCATTACTTCACTATCTCAACTTTTACGTTGTCAGGAAATGCGTTTGTTTCTATCTCTTGTCTCTCTACATATCCTCTTGGCTTACCTTTTGTTTTAAGTGCAAATATTATTGCAGTAGTGTCTCCTGAGTTAATCTTTTCTACTAACTTACTTTCTACAAAATCTAAGAATAAATCTTTTGGTTTTATTTCTTGTAATTGAGTTTCAAACTCTTTGTCTTTTAACCAATTGTAATATGTCTGTCTAGCTATTCCTATTGCTTTACAACTTTGTGATACATTACCAAATGATTTTTGATAAGCTTCTATAAATCTTTCTTTTTGTAATTTTGTGTCCATTTTTGTCTAATTTATTAAGTTAAGAAATTCTGACCTAGCTTTGTAATCGTCTTTAAAGTAACCTATAAGTTTAGAAGTAGTTGTAAACGTATCGTGTTTCTTTACACCTCTCATTTCCATACATAAATGTTTTGCTTTTAAAACAACTGCTACTCCTTTTGGATTAAGTTTATCTAATAGAAATTCTGCAACTTGTGTTGTAATTCTTTCTTGGTTTTGTAATCTTCTAGAAAATGTTTCTAATGTTCTTGCAAGTTTACTTAAACCTACTATTTTCTTATTTGGTATGTATGCAATATGTCCATAACCAAAAAAAGGTGCAATGTGATGTTCACACAAAGAGTAAAAAGGTATATTTGTTTGTACGATCATTTCGTCGTATCCTTCTGAATCAAAAACTGTACAATTCCATTCAGGAGGTGTTAAAAACTCCTTAAAAAATTTTACATAACGTTTAGGTGTATCTTGTAATCCTTCTCTATGCACATCTTCTCC